AAGTAATATCTTCGCAATCAATGTCACCGACTGTTGTGATATTATCGCAAGCAATGTCACCGGTTGTTGTGATATTATCGCAAGCAATGTTACCGGCTGTTGTGATATTACCGGACATATTTATGGAATCCGCAAAAATCGCGCCGACATAAAAAGGTCTATCGTTATATTTGTATATTGTCGAGCCTTCTTTGACTGCAATATATTTGTAATTAGCTGTTGTTGACGTACCGTAAAACCCTTGTTTGGAGTCTGACCAAGTCGGGGCGGTTGACGTTGCTAAAAGCGTAAATGTCCCCGCACTTGTCGGTACTGCCATCAAATACTTATTGCTTGTCATATCTGGAAGTGTCACGTCTTGCGTTACCGGATATAATGAGCCGTTAATTTCTATAACGCTTCCGGCTTTTAATGCGGTCGCGCTGAAAGAATAGCAGTCATGTTTATTCCTGAATGTTTGATCAAGAGTCAGCATTACAGACTCAAAGTTATTGTCGCCGATTGAGTAATTGTTTATTTTATCAGTTGCCATTATTTGCACTCCTCTATTGACATTGTAACGTTATATAAAAAGCCTTCCGGCACTTCTTGCGGTTGCGGGATTTCTGTCATTGCACAGAATAAAGGCTCTTCGATATGCAAGTCATTTTCCCAGAATATTAAGTGAAATGGTTCGGTTATGTCGCACTCAGAAGTAAATAAATCAAAGTCGTTCCGCTGTTCTTCAGTCAGTCCTTCAAGCGCAAATTCTGCACGTTTTAAACGAGTTTTTTTATACCCATACAGTTGCCCTGTTTCGTTTTTTTGCGAGTCTGAATTTGTTTTATACGCTCTAATCTTGTCGCCTGATTTAATGTTCGGCAAGGTTAAAGCTTCACCAAGAAAGATATATCCGACTTCAATATTGTTTGCATTTTCGGGATCTGATATTGAAATCCTAACGTAGTTATATTTTGCATTAGCTCCGCCGACAAAAACTTTGTTGATTAAAGATACGTCTTTATACCATTGCATAATAATTATCGGATCGCCGTGCTCGTCTGTAATTATATTTCCTTCATCGTCTGTAAGCGGCAAATGGATCTTGCACAGTTCAAGCGTTCCGGTGTAAGCAGGTGACTCAATATCTGTATTATCTGCCGTGATTGTAATTGTCGCGTCTTCTGTTAAATTATGACCGTTAAGTATTGCATAATCTATATTGATTCCGCTTGCATTGTAAAAAGTGATGCTTCCAGTTTTCGCACCCGGAGACCATCGACCTGCAAGCTGATTTGAATATACATTTTCTTTAGGGTACATAGTCGAACCCGTCGCCGTGATTGTTGCCGTTTTTACTTCGTTTTTATAACATATTTTCATCTTGCAACCAAACTCCTGTCTGCAATCAATAAACGTCCGTCTCTTGTTGCATTGAAAATCTCATTCCATAGTGTTTCTTCATTAGTATTGACTACGCGCGCAACGATATTTCCCATCTGCTCGGCAAGGTTATTTTGTTGTGCTTTGTTTAATATTAGCTCACCTGAGTTAACGCGCGCCGTCACGTTGTCGCCTGTGTACGATTGACCTCCAACGATACCGCCGTTTTCAAATTTAGGTGCTTCCGGTTTACTTTTAGCGACTGCCGCAAGATTTACGGCTGAAGACGCTCCGGCAAGAGTTGCCATGCCAATAGGAAACCATGGAAGCATGAACCAAGGGGCTTGGAATCCCGATGCAAGAGCATTCATTACAGCAAGAGGAATAGCCGCTGCTGCACTTGCCATTGAAAATTTCCAACGCGCCATTTCCATTTGGTATTCTAATTCAGCTTTTTTCTTTTGATATTTTTCTTCAATCTTTGCTTTCTTTAAAGCTTTTTCAGCCTCAAGAATTGCTTCAGCGTCTCCTGATTCTTTAGCGCGCGCAAGGTCTGCCTCCGCTTTTTCTGTTGCTGTTTCTTCATGGATTCCGGCGGCTTCGAGTTCTGCTTTCATTGCATTGTCGAGCGCGTCAATTTGCGCTTGAAACGATGCTTCAACGTATTCGGCAACGGCTGAAAAGACGTTCCCGATTGCCGAGCCCATTTGATTGAACTGATCTGAAATGAACTGCGTCTTTTCCTTGAAATCCATTTTATCCCAGACATCAGAAAAGCTTTCGGAATTGTTAAGAGCTTCACCAATAGACTGACTTACCTTGTCGAGTTGACCTGTCGGCATAGCATTCAAAGTGTCATAATATGTCCGAGCCTTTTCAGCAAGAGAACCCCAAAGCACGTTGTATTGACCGAGCGACATTTTGCCAGACTTATATAGTTCCGTTGCTTCAGTAAGTGCAGTTATTTCTTCCGCGCTTAATTCGTTGAAGCCCTTAACTGCTTCTTGAATCGCAGGCGGGAACTTGTCAAGGCTTGCTATAGTCTCGTCAATATTTTCTTTTTTTATTCCGCGTGAAGCTTCAATAAAAGCAATTTGTTCTTTAGTTGCTGATTTAAAAGCCTTTGATAGCGCGTTTGCGTTTTCTTTTGCTTTGTTTAATTCATCTTTAGCGTCAACTTTCTTTTGATTGTCGCCAACAGTATTTAGTAATTTAGCTCTATCTTTAAGATATTTGTTTATGTCTTTTTGGTTTTGAGCAGAATCGGCAAGAGCCTCATTCATCTTTTGTTCTACATCATCATATTTTTCATAAGCTTCGTTTGTCTCATTCCATGCTTCGCGCGTAGATTTTCTCAAGGCTTCGTTTTTTTGCAATAGAGATATGGCTGAAAGGTCTCCCGCTTTTGCCATTTTCTGAAGCTGTATTATGGGCGCGCCTACCCCGTCTCCGTATTCTTTCACATATTTCTGAATGGTTCTCGTATTATCTAATAACTGTTCGCCTAATTTGCTACTTTTTTCCGCAACTTTTTCGTAGTCTTTGAATCTGTTGTATTTTTCAAGTAAAAAAGTAAATTCAGCTATTTGTTTAGAGACGGCACCAAGACCTTTACCTATAACAGAAAGAGTCTTTGACAATATGCCTCCGTCCATTGACGCGACAACCATCGCTTTACCAAGGGCAAGAAATTTGCTGTTCTGCTCTTCCCCGACTTTTTCAAGAATATTTCCGATCTGCTGTTGCGCTTTCGCAAACATTAACGCCGGATTATTCGCAAATACCGCTTTCGCAGTACCGCCGAATTGAGTCGAGAGCTCGCCGAGAATAACCTTTTGCGCACTTGCAACATCGTTTAACGCAACAAAATTTTTGATTTGTTCTTCTTGCGCGGCTGAAAGCTGGACACCGACGCGCCTTAACGCCGTTATCCCTAGAATCGGATCGTTAAGGGCTTTGCCTATTTGTACCGTTGACGCTTGTAAATCTTGACCAAGTGCCGCCGACAAGTTGAGTACTGCCTCAGTAGCATCTGGAAAAACATCTTTCCCGATCTTTGTAAAAGTAAGCATTAAGGCTTGCGATTTAATTATTGCGTCATCTTCAAACTCTGTCACTTCGGAAAGGTCTTGAGCCATTTTCTGAAGCTCTTCGGAAGTTACACCCGCGACTCCGCCGGTCGATTTAATTACCTGATTTAATTGATCTAGTGCCCTTTGCGCTTGACCGGAATTTTGAACTACTGATTTTCCGAATTCGAATAGCTTTTTCCCGGCGTAAACTACCGCGCCGATCTTTAAACCGCTTTTAATTATTCCGGCAAGTTTAGAAAAACAACCTCCCGACTTCTCAACCTGTTTGTCTGTTGAGTCAAGAGCGCGATTTATTCCGCTTGTGTCGCCGGTTATTTTCCAAACTAATTCGCCAAGACTAAAAGCCATTAAAACACCTCAAAAGGTTTTCTTTCAACCTCAAAAATCCACTCGTGAATCTCTTTAGGGAAGCACGCCGCTTGTATCGCTGTATTCGTCATTATAAAGTCCATGTCTTCCCAAAATTCTTTTTCGTTTAATCGTCGCCAATACTTGTTCAGTGCCGCTATCAATCTGTCATAATGCAGTGTTACTTTTTTGGACTTACCGCTTTTTTTTTACTGTCGAAATCTTTGTTTACTGCTTCATCGATAAAGCGAATAATGTCATGCGCATCGACGCACTCATCCCAAAATTCACGCTTTAAGAATTTGTTATTTCGTTCGCGTATCTTTCCGGCAAGCCATGTCAAAGGCATTGTCAAATAGTGCACGAATGATTTATTGATTATCTGCGGACGAATAACGTTTTTCTGAATAATCATTTTAATAATTTCAAAACGCTTTTCAAAAAATTCATCGTTGCCGCATTTCTTAATTTCTTTGCTTAACTGTTTTATTTTTTCGCTGATCTTGTCGATCTCTGCGGGATTGTCTTTAATTAAAATTGCTTTTTGTGATAATGTCTGTATTTCGTTCCATTTGGTTTGAACGTCTGTGATAGTATTATAGACTTCTTCGTATAGTTTGCGAACGATATTAGGTATAAAATCAATAACAAATACTTGCGTTTTATCTTGACCGCGTTCCCTATACGTCAATGATATTTCAACTTTTTTCCTTTCCATGATACCCCTTTATTTGCCCGGCAATAACGCCGGGCTGTTAATCCTCTTATACGTATTTCTGCCATGCCATGAGCTGTCTGCTTGCTGTTCTTGTGTTATCACATTTCCCAACAAACGAAATCGGCATTTCATCGAGTCCGTCGTCGCGTATTCCCTTGTATGAGAATGCAAACGCACCCGCGCTACATTTGTTTTTGAATATCTCAAAAGAATCTTCAACAACGCCCGCGTCCGAATAAACTTCAAACTTGAGTTTGAACGGTGAAAGAGTTTCCGTAGGATTGCCCGCGTACATGATAGTTGATGCCAGCGGTGTGTTTGTGCCGTAGTCAATAGTAATAGCTTTTGTATTTGGTGTGACTGTTGACATGTTTGCAGAAATAAACTGAATCGACCATCCCGAGTTAGACATGCTATCGGCAACAATTACATAATCATTATCTTCTGTAAGCGTTTCCGGAGTTCCAGCCGCGTCAAGCGTAACGCTTGTCAATGTCGGTTTAGCCGTTGTTTTAATTTCACCATTTGCAGTTGAATCCATAATAAGCGGGTATTTAACGTTGTCATTCCAGTTTGCTGCGATTATCTGATCTTTAATGTCCGATAGTGCAGTCCCGTCAACTTCTACTTTCTCAAATATACCGCCGCCGAGCTTGAGAATGCCGTCTGGATCAAGATTACCCATTGTGAAAGAACCTTCAACGCGCAAGTTTCTTACCTGAGTGACTGCCTCTTCATAGTTCGCGCCGTCAATAACGTTTTCATCCCATTGAAGAACCGCTTCAACTGTTGACATTATAATGCCTAAATCATAATATCCCGAACCATCGTTGTTGTCTGCCGATACCCTGCACCCTTTTGGGAGTCTGATATGACTTATTCTGTCTGTCTGTGCCATTTATTTACCTCTTTTTTTTAAGTCTAATTTCTACCGGCGTGTTGAAATTGTCAGTACTATCCGCCGGGGGAATAGTCCTGTTTAATTTGCATATAATGTTATAGTTGCTTGTTGTCTTTAGATTTATAGCATCAATGACCGCGCGTGCTATCGCTATTGATTGACCTTCTGTTTTTGCTCTGCATGATGCCGAATAATATTCCAAGTCATATTCGAGAGCGCAGTCAATCGGCGTTATAAGATAAAAGTTGACACTACTTGACGCTGTGCAGTCCGACGGCATAAGCGACGCGCTGAATAAAGCCTTGCCGTTTTTGTACGCGCTCAATAAGCTCGTTACGCTTGCAACGTTTAAAGCATTGTATATGTCAGAAGAATTTAACACGATCTTGACCTTCCTCTAGTTTGCCTTTCATTACTTCCTCAGCGCGTTTTTTCATTGTCTGCTGTGCGTCTGCTCCGAATCCGTGAATCGCTATTGCTGGTCTCAAAAATGGCTGAGGCGGTATATTTCTTGTACCAAATTCTTGATAAGTGCTATATTCAACGTTACTTCCGACTAACACGTCCATGTCTCCGGCTTTGGTTTCGAGGGCTTGCGCTTTTTCGCCTCCACCGCTGTTTAATCCGCCTTCTTTATCAGAACTTTTCCACATGATAGAATTTCTTAATCGCCCGTTTAAAACTGGTGAGGTAGACTTTGCAAGTCCAACAACCTTAATAGCGCATTCAACCATGCCTTCTTTAGTTCCTTCTTTAACCGCAGCTTTTGCGTCTCCGTGCTTAATGACTTTTGTCATGGCGTTTCCTCTTCTTCTGGCTCTACATATCTCGGTTCGGGATTGTCTATAAGCTTTAACGGTATCATTATAACCTTGTCTTGCTCTGCGATATTATCAGAATAAATCACGCTGTAATAGATTGAGTTAATCAATACTCGCGAGTCTTTTGTCAATGTTACCGGATAATCTTCAGGTTTAACGAGTATAACCGCAGCTACGTCAGGGCGTATCTTCTCACTTACGAGACGTTCCGCAAGACTGCCTCTATACATCAATGCCTCAATACTTCCGGCAAGCGTCCAAGTTTCGCCTGTGATCATGCCGTCAACAACGGTGTCGGTTTTATTTTCGTATTCTGCCGTTATCGTTTTGAAGTGCTCAAACATTGAGTCCAACATCATGCAAGCCTCACAAGCGGCGCGCCGGCCATAATATAAGGTTTAAGATATTTATTGAGTATCGGGAATTTGCGCTGTCCGGTTTCGGAATATGTTTTGCTTACAGGCCCGAAAGACTCACTTTTAACGCCCGTATCAACCTGTTCGATATTACCGTTTTTTACTTTATCAGCAATATAGCAAACGGCATCTTTTACGTCTTGCGGTATAACGTCGCTATCAATGGCATTTCCGTTTTTGCTTAGTCCGATACGCGGAAAAGATAAAGCTTGTTCATCGTTTGAAATATTACCGATAAAATTATAATTATTGTCAATATACTCGGTCGCTACGTTTAACTTAGCTTGTATCGTCGCTTCTGCTGTTGCGGTGTAATCAATACCTCTATTTTCATAGTACTGCTTATATTCTGCAACGCTAACATAGCTTGTCGCGTTTGTTAATCCTGTTCCATTTTCGACTATGAATTCAATAGCCATCGTTTACCCCGTTAACTGTCATATTAATTCACGCTCCAACGTTTCGCACGCAAAAACAAACCCGGCAATCTGCTGTTTATGGTCATCATTTTTTGGCGTTTCGTTTTTAACTTTGTGTTTTATCATGCGTAGTTTGCGCATCATAATGAGATGGTCTTTCTTGCCGTAAAGCGGACGCTCGTCAATCATAGAGGCGATGTTTACTTTGATTCCTTTAGCTCTTGCATATCCGACCCAGTGCATAACGCAAGGTCTTTGATTTATGTATTCCTCTTGTCCGCTCATGTCTATGCCGTAAAGGTTTATTGACTCATATCCGCATAAGATTGCATATATCAGGCAATAAGCCGCCGTGCATGTAATATAAAAAGGCATTTCCTTTTCTTTCATCTGCGCAAAAGGAAAATTATCAAAAGTGACCTTTGCATTTTTTTCTTCCGGCATATAATCATGAACCCCAAAGGTTATTACTTCCCCGGAATAATCTTTTGCAAGGTCTTTGTGCTCATACGGAATAAATACGTCATTGCCGTTATGTTTATAAAGCGCGAGGGATGCCCCCGCGCCAAGTATATCTACTGATTTTGTCAAGGCAAAGCCACCGCAGAAATGTAACCAGCAAGCGCCGAAGTTGTTGCAAGGTCTATTAGGATAGTGTTGTCATCCTGTTTAAATCTTGATGTTTCAAGAACAACACCTTTTACATTACTGTAAGTAACCGGAATAGCTAAATCACCAATAGATTTATCAGAGTAATCTCCTGCTTTTACTGTTACTGTTCCAGCAGTAGTTGTCGCACTTGTGCTTGTTTCGATGAGAATCATTACTTTCTCACCCTGATAGCCTGCTATGTCTATAACGTGGTCATTTGACACGTCCATAGCGTCTTTTGTTATATTTGTATCATCGTTTCTCGCGAGTGCCGCGAGTGTCACTGCACTTCTTGCCATTTTTTAACCTCTATATTTAATATAGCGGGATTGCTCCCGCCGCGATTAAGACTCAGAACCGGCTTTGCAATAACATACTGCAAGGGAGCTTGGTCTTACAACTTTAGCACCGTAAACCATTAGAGACTTGATGTAATCACCGAATTTCTTTTCGTGTTTTCCGGCTTCTGTTTTTGTGAGCTGCTCAACAAAGGCAATAGTGTCATTTGCTCTGAAGAACATTGGTGCCCACCAGTCAGTTCCAGAGTGTGAAAGCATATTTGACTCATACACTTCAAAACCGCCGAAATTACCTACAAAACCATTCGCAAGTGTCGAACTGTTATCTGTGTCTTTTGCTACTTTTGCAAGTGTGATCTTTTCAACAAACCATGGCGGAAGAATAGCAACGCGCCCATTTTTAGGGACGTTATTTTCTGACATCTTAGTATATATTGATGTCAATGTCGAAAGTGCGTTTGCTGAAGTGATAGAAGTCACTGAGACTGTAGACCCTATTTCTATTCCGGCTTCGGTATAAAGACCGGCTATAAATGACTCGACTGTTTCAGCCAAAGCGACACCCATTTTACGCGTTCTTTCGTTCCATGCTTTTGGTTTGCTCTGGACAAGGTCTACACTGTCAATAGTGATTGCAGCGTATTTTTCCTGATCTATATCAATATACTTTGCTGCACCATCGTCTGCATCAAAAGTGATGTCCGCCCCGGTGTAATCTCTTACCGCTACGTCTGAACATTCTATAATTTTAACGCGACTTCCGCCGTCTGTGATCTCGCCTTCATAATCTCTGTTAGCGAGTCCGCCGAGTACAAGCGCATTGTCATACTCGGAAAAAATCTTATCCGACCATATAGTCGGTTTAAACTCTGAATAACTCATTGTTTCCTCTTCTTAATTAAAGTCCATTTTCTTTCATGGCTTTTAGTCTTTCTTCCCGGGTGGGCATCTTTTCAATTTCGTCTAAGGTAAATTTAGCTTTACCGCTTAATTGCAGAGAGCCTGCTCCGGAATTTACGGGTTTGATTAAATACGGCTTGCCCTGTTCTGACTCTGCAAACGATTTGAAGAACTCGTTTACGGGTAGTCCGTATTTGCCATCGTCAATAACGACGGTTTTCTTGCCATTTTCGTTTTCAATTTTTGCTTTTCTTAGAAAGGCTTCTGTAAGGATTGCTCTGTGAGCTGGATCGAATTTATCCGCTATTTCAGCAGTGAGAGCCTGTGAAATAAGCGTATTGTTATATTCTGCCTCGGTTTCAGCCCGCGCCTTGCGCTCGGCTTCAAGTTCGGCGTTAAGTTTTTCAAGCTTTCGCGATAAATCGTTGTCTTTATCTGAGTTTTTAGCTTTACTATTCTTTAGTTCAATATACTCATCAATGTCTATTTCGTCAAGTCTTTTTTTTAGGCTTTCGCGCTCATCCTTGACCTTACGGAGCTGTCCTAGCAACTCATCTTTCTTGTCAATAAGCCCTTTGACTTCTTCTTCTGATTTGTAACCAAGCGCGGAAACTATTTCCTTGAATACGCCATGATTCTTCTCGTCTTTCATGAATTCTTTGAATTCTTCTGGTGTCATGTGTTATACTCCTATTTTATTATCTTTTGCCCACTGGGCATAGTTCTTCCACTCAAATACCTCGTTCTTCTCCGTCACGGGGTCGCGCCCCATTCTAAACTCGGGTTTTTCACCGTTCACTAAATCAATCACAGAACATCTGCAATTTATATCTTCTTCAGCAATCCCGAAGTCGCCGGGAAACATCGCTTCAGCTCCGTTAATTCTGAAAGGCTCATCAACCCCGACCTCTTGCCCGTCTAATTCTGCGTGACTGTCTCGCGTATTACTGTCTAATGCCGCTAACCACATCCGTGTAATCTTTATTCCTTGCTCCTCAGCGTCAAGACTTGCGGCATACGCACCAGCGTTCGCGGTTCTGTTTGCTTCGGTCTGTGCAATTCTGAGAGCTTTTGCCGTGTCGGTGTCGATGCGTCCGCTTATAGCCTCCGCCATATCTTTGGTCGACTTGCCCTGAATGAATCCTTGCGTGATCTCTTGCCTAACATTTGCCAACGCTTGAAAATCATGTTTTGCGATAACGTTTTTCAAAGTGCCGTATTTAGGCACAAAGTCCTTTGCTATTTCAGAACCTATTTTATTCCATGATTTAGTTGTACCAGTAACTGATAATTCTATTAACTTCGGCTTAATCATGCTAAAAGTCATCCGCGGATCCGCCCACGTCAAAACATACTGCTGTCTATAATACGCGCCTTCCATCGCCTTTGAACTTATTTGCTCAATATTAACACCAGCTTTTTTAAGCTGTTTAGCGTATAGCTTGTCTACGTCCACAAGCATATTATTTAGTCGGTCGTATTGTATCATTATGTTATAATAGTCTTTTGGATCGGCTGTTGTTAAATACTTCGCATAAGTAGCGTCAAGCTTTGCAATAATATCATCTCGTGCAATATTATAGTTATTAAGCAAAGTACGCGTTAATTTCAGCGCGTCTTCTTCTGCTTTTGCTTTAGCCGATATTTGAGCTTCCTGTAAGTTCATGCGTTATTATTATCACCCGAGTTATTATAATCAGGATTATCTTGACTATTATTCTGTTGGTCGTTTTGCCATGTTTGCTGATAAGATAACATAAATTCGTCTACTTTCTTTTTCTTCTGCGCGTCAATTGCTGCAAAGAACTGTTCTTCAGTAGTATCTTTACTTATCAATTCCATTTCGCGCATATTGATATAATAGTCGTGATCTGTTATTCCGTTAGCCGACCATATCCCGTTAAGCTGAACGGCTTCCTGCATTGTGCTTCTTGCGCTATCAAAGTCATCGTTAAATTCTACTGTGATATCAGCTTCTCCGGTGAGCCATGTTTCCATTAGCTCGCATAAAGCAATAAATATAATATCCATAACGCGGCTATAATCTTTAAGTGTTGCCGTTTCGCCTTCAGACGTTATCTGTGCCGTCTGTGCTGATTGCACGTATCGACCTTGACCGCTGATAATAGCAGACTGTAATGATGCAAGAATCTCAATCTTTTTATTCATGGCATTCTCGAGTCCGCCGTCTGTCGAGGCCTCAAGAAAGTCCGCGCCGCCGTCCGCAGGGAGATTGAAAGACGCGCCTATCGGGATGGCTTTGTTGTCGTCTCCACCCCTTGTAACGAGAGTAACCGCGCCGGTCATGTGCAATCTGTTTTCATAGTCCGCGCTGTTTACGTATAGCCCGCGATTCACTTCGGCAAAGTCGTAAAGCTGAGGCTTGCTTACTTCGGGGTTTATTCCAGTATTGCAACAAAAATAAAAAGGTATATAGTCAAGTACGCTGTTATTCATAATCGGCATTTGTTCGCCTGTAAGTATAAATTCCTGTTTGTCTTTGTCTTGTACCCAGTCGCGAACGATGTAAACGCCATTTTCTAAATGTAACGACCGCCAAACTTTGCGCTGCGACTCATCGAAGCCGTTGTATTCATTTACAAGCCCCTCGAGTACGACAAGCGTTAATTTAAGTTCGCCTCCTATTACTTCAGTTCTCCAGTTAACTATATTCTCAGCCTTATAAAGGACCGCGTAAGGTCTGCCGGATTCAACCGAGTAATCTATCAGCACGCCCGCACGATTGACAATAAATATCTCGTCAAACAATGAGCGCGCAAAAGAGGAAAGGCTTCTTCCTGTAAGGTCAAAGTTCTCAAATAGCTCTTCCGATAATCCGGAGATATTTGGCTCTTTTCTGAATATCTGCCCGCGTGCAATATTACATACGCGCCCGACGAAATTGTAGTATTTTGCTCTGTTTAAATAAGCGTTATATGATTCATCGGTCTGAGCTGTTGATAGCTTTGGAAGGTACTTATCGCGTCCGGATTTTATCGCAAGTTCTCCCTCGTTTGAATCACGCATGAACTGCCACATAGAAGCATATTTATTATAGTCTGAATGTCTTTTGTCTACGTTACGCATAAACTGCACCGCTCCAGCCTGTTATTTTATTTTCATGTATCGAATAAGTTCCGCTTAAATAGCTTAATCCCCATACTGCCGCGTCAAGTCTATCAGGTGACTCGTCGCTTTCAGGTGTCCACTCGCAGAGCTGATCTTCTAACTCTTGAAACTCGCCATAATGATGTACGAGTCCGCGTCTATACATATCGGCAATCGGCTCAGCTCTGACAGCCTTTCCGCGTGTCGCTCTTACTGCTTCGTATGGTATTGACTTATTATAATTTCTTATGTTCATTTCTACGAGGTCACCGCCTTGGTTTACTTCTCCAATAACCTTATCCGCCGAAAACTCGCTATAAGCATCAGCAACAACTTTACCCCATCCGGTAACGCCGCCCTGAAAGCTTTTATCCGCTATAATGCAATAGTGGTCTTCATTGTTTATTTTGTACTTACCGCATACGATAATTCCGGTCTCGTCTGACTGGTCTGTACCGGTAACGGCAGGATCGACCGCAACAATTACACGGCTCATTTTATCAGGCAACGCGCTTATTCTATGCTGCATAATCCAGTCACGCTTCCAAAGTGCATTTTCGCTATCGTCGGAATATTCGCCATAAAGAAAGCGGCGTTTCTTTTGCTCACTCATAGACTCGAGAGTCTCAATATATCCGTCTGAAAGGTTTTCAGTATTATCTTTGGGGTTAAGTTTGATATAACAGTAGCGTTCAGGGTTTGCAAGTTTCTGTTTAGTTTCAGGGTCTACTTTGTCATGGAATAGCTTATAAGTCCAGTGAGTCTTTGACGGCGGGTTTTGATCTAATGCAAACAACGGCTTGACGCCCTTCGGCGGATTAAGTCGAGTTTTCATCGTCTCATAAATATAATATTGATACTGACTTGCTTCAGACATAAAGATAGAAGCCCATTCAGTACCGAGAATCTTCTCTATTCTTTCATTGTCATCAGTTCCACCAATCCATAATTGACTTCCGTTATCAAACTCAATGAAAAAGTCTGATTTATTTTCGGTGTATTTAAGCGACGGGAAGCAGATTTTTATAACGTCCGGGATAGTTTTATGCCATAATGATAGTTTAGCGTGATTAAAGTGTTTGCGAAGTGCAATATGCTTGCTTCTTTCGTGCTTTATTGCTCTGACTATAAGAGCGTATATAATGATAAAAGTCTTTCCAGAACGCGAACCCCCCTCAAGCATAACCTCAGGATAATTACACATTGCCCTAATTGCTTCTTGCTGTTTCTCGGTTTTCTTAAAGATCTGAGTCGGTTTTGTCAATATAGATTATTTCCTGTTTTCCGCTGTGCTCTATTTCTTGCTTGTCGCTCCAACCGTAGTTCTTAAGCGCAAATATCGCCATGGCTGGTGGCGTATTCCCTGCAAGACCGTTAGTCTCCACCCATTGTTCGCATCTTGACCTTGCTGTCTTTACTGTGTTGGAAAATTCGCCTCTTAACTCATAATCATACATCGAAGCTCTATTTACAAAGCCTAAATGAAGCGCAAGTCCTGTTATTGTCGGCGGGTTAAGTTCTGTTATCGGGTTGCCTCTATTGTCTTTCAGTACGTTTCCGTCTGCATCTGTTGCGTATTTAGGCTGACATAACTCAAAGTACTCGTCAATACCGGATTGCATCTCTTCAGCTGTTTTGTATTTAAGGGGTCTTCCGACCGGTTCGCTCATACTGCCTCATTCATATAATCGTTATATTCTTGTCTAATTAGCATATTACCGATTTTTTATACCTTATGCGATACACTAACTGGCTCGTGACTCAAATTATACCCGTTATGATACTATAACTTTGTTTGTCTTGACTAACTCGCAAGCCCCAGAAAACCGCGCCGTACTTACGCAGAGGACGCGGTCTTATTCGACGCTTAACATACGGAGGTTAGTTAAGCTGGTTTATCTTTATCTGGTCTATTTCCTACTACAAGTACAAGGTA